ACAATGAAAATGCGTGGACAACGACTCGGAAATGATTATAGAGTCTTTGCTGACAAAGCTATAACATTAACAGATGTTTGGACTTACCATGAAATCGCTGCACCAAAAGGTGATGATACTCTTCCAGTAAGAATGGTACTCTCTGAAAACTCAGGACGTTTTGATGCTTATGTATTTGAACCATCAATTAAAAGAGAACCTAACTACTCAGGTGTACAAGCAACAGTAAACGGTAGACAACTACGCACAAGGTTAAGTAGAACAGATGTAGGAGGAGCAGATAATACTTTAAATACCTACTTCGATAACATTAAAGTAAATCAAGGAAGTAATACTATAAAAATCTTCTCAACAAGTACTGATGGAGCTACATTAAGAGAAATAGAAGTTACATACACAGCAACAGAAGATATAACATCAGGGTCAGCAGGAGGATGGACCATAGACCAAGACGCTATATTCTCAGGAACTAAAACAGTAACAAACGGCTTTGCAGAATCTGGATTAACTCTACATTCAGCAGGTAGTATACATGCTAAAGAATTTTTTATTAATAACGAAGGATCGGCATCATTCAAGGGAATAGTAACAGCTGCCGGTGTAACGGGTAGTTTAATTAGAGGTACAAACATAGAAGGTGGGGTTATTACAGGAGGTACTCTTGAAGGAGGGTCACTATCCATCCCAACCCAAGAACTACCGTTATTCTCGGTATCTGCAGAAGGGTACATGACAGCATCAGATGCATCAATATCAGGAGAAATCACAGCAACATCTGGTAGAATTGGAGATTGGGTAATTGATGAAAGTACCAACGCATTAAGAGATGAAGATGGTGAAATAGTATTTGAACCAAATATACCTGAAATACAGATGTATGTAGGTGCCGATAAAAAAGTTATCATCTCTCCCTTAGGAGATCTGACTAGTACTGCTGGAGGGGCAGTAAATGTTAATATAGATGCTATAGGTTCCACAGGTAACTATTGGTCTTCTTTTGCATCAACAGGTTCTATACCCTTCCTCTTTTCTACCGACAATACAGCTTTCAGAGCAAAGCAATATTTTGGAGTAGCATCAGGGAGTATACTAGGACCTAAAGACGCAGATACATTTAATGCAACATCAGCAGGAGATTATACAGTCACTTTAAATATACCAGCATTTACAGCAAAAGTAGGTACACATACAACACCAACAGTATCAGTTGCAGACCCTAACTACGTACCATCAACATCATCCCAGAAACACGGATTTATTAGACCAACAGCAGCAGTTACCATAACAGAATTATACTTATGTGCATTCAACAGTGGGAATGACGAAATAGGGTCTACTCTACTAGGATCATCTACTGCGATAGGAAGAACTTCATCATTTACATATAAAATATCTTCTGGAACTAACTCCTCAAATACCCCGGAGCAGTTTGAATTTGATTTCACTTCTGTAGATTCTAACGCTTTAGTAACACTTATAGACGGTTCAACTAAACTTGCAAAAAATATAAACAGACAAGATAAACTGAAAGTCTGGGATGAAGAAACTTCTAAATTTATAGGAGTAACACCAGCCGGTATAAATACAAGAACAGTTAACGAGCACTGGCTCGTAGAAGCAGGAGGTAAGAATATCAGAGTAACTTATAACCATAACTTCTGGACCGACGGAGGACATATTATACCGACAGAGAAAATAGACACAGGAATAACACAAATCTATATTGACACAGGAAATGGAGTAGAACTTAAGACTGTTGATAAGAGAGAGTTAGTAAAAGAAGAATTAGAGGTACACTCATATGAAATACCAGATAAATTTAACTACATTGCAAACAGTATAATACACCATAACCCTAGTTACGGTTATACTTGGGTAGATGCTACATTTGCTGGTTCTAGTGCATCTACAACATCTAATTCTGCAGTTACTAACGCTGAAAAGATAATAAACGTATCAGAAGCAGGAACTATACACTTTAGGTATAAATGGAAGGTAATAACCGGTTCAGGAAGATCTGTCACAGTGTCGAACTCGAACTCTGTAACATATACTGAAAGAAAACATACTGTCGGCGCAAATCAAGCAGCTACATTTACCAGTGTAACTGGATTTGATACACAGTTAGGATTAGCAGTACCAAGTAATTTTGTAGAACTAAAAGCAGGAGGGCTACAGATTGTATCTGATGCTGATAAGTACGTAAGAGCAGAAAGGCTAGATAGTAATGCAACTGCTGCATCAGTAATACTACAGACTAAAGGAGGTACCTTAGCAACCGATGCAATTAGACCGAACACTACAAGCACAAGTACTACCACAGGTTTTGATATAGGCTCTACAACATATAGATATAAGGATATATATGCGTATAGAATAGCAGCAGCAAATAACATAACAGCATTTACCACAGGGAATGCATCTGATAAGAGATTAAAGCACAATGTTAAACCACTTAAAGGTGCTCTAGATAAGGTACTAAAACTTCAAGGAGTTTCTTTTGATTGGAATAATAAAGATTTAGGAAGCTCAATAGGTTTTATAGCTCAGGACTTTGAAAAACATATACCAGAATTAGTATCTTCATCTGAAATTATTACAGAAGAATATAAAGATACTAAAACTATAGATTACGCAGCAACAGTAGCGGTACTAACAGAAGCAATAAAAGAACTATCAGCAAAAGTAATTGAACTTGAAAAAAAGCTTGAAACTAAGAACTAAAAAGCTATGGCATTATCATCAACAGGAGCAATAACTATAAATGCTATACATGTAGAAGCAGGAGGGACTTCTAACACACAGTGTAGCTTAAACGATAGTGATATACGAACATTAGCACAGAGAACTTCCGGAGAAATAGGCTTTGATGATTTACGCGGTAAATCAGGAGGATCTGTTGATGATGATGATGATGGGACTGATTTAGGATGTTTAGTGTATGGTACTTTAATAGAAATGGCAGACGGAACTCAAAAACCAATCGAAGATGTAGTAGTAGGGGATAGGGTAGTCTCTTTTAACATAGAAGGATTAGGAGCACAGGAAGACTGGACCGAATGGTACACACACTACAGAGTATTTGGTGAAAAGACTGTATCAACCGTAACAGCAAACCGATTAAGATCAAATGGAAACCACTATAGTATAAATAACACATTAAAGATAACAAACGAACACCCAGTATTAATTAAAAGAGATAACACTATCTCCTTTAGGTACATAGAAGAAGTAGTAGTAGGAGACAAACTCTTTAACTTTAATATGGAATTAATCAATATAGAAACTAGAGAAAAAATACCCGGTGAAGTTCAAACAGGTGATTTAGATGTTGAAGAGGTAGATAACTACTTTGCATCAAATTTCTTAGTACACAATGCTAAGGAGATATCTGATATTGAGAAAGATTCAGATGATAGAGGTTTCGATTAATCTAGTTAGAGCTTTATATAGTTGGTTAATTAAATTTAATTTCGTAAATTAAACAAACATGGTTACACAATCAGAATGGACCAATAAAGGTCAAACAATCACAGAGATATCAGATATGCCGGAAGGTACGTACGGTTTTATATATGAAACTTTTCACATTCCTACGAATAAAAAGTATATAGGAAAAAAAGTTCTATACTTCGAACGTAACAAGAGATTAGGTAAAAGAGCATTAGAAGCTTTAAGAGAAGAAAGAAAAGCAAAAGGAATAGGAGGAAGAACACCTTTAAAGCAAAAAATAATAACAGAGTCAGATTGGAAGACGTATTACGGTTCACACAAAGATATTCTAAAATATGTGAAAGAAGGTACACCAACAGATTTTAAACGTTCAATACTATGTTACGTACCTAATAAAAAGCTTCTAACGTATTTTGAATGTAAATACCTATTTATAAATGAAGTACTAGAGAACAAGGATAGCTATATTAACGACAATGTACTCGGTAAGTTCTATAGAAAAGACTTTGACGTATGAAACTAAGAGATATTCTACTTAAAGAGAATAATGAATCCTGCCCTGCAGCAACTCAGGATTTAATACTCAACACGAAAAATAGAGATGCTTCAATAAAAGCAACTCATATACAGTACGGTCCACTGAATGTAAGTGAACCAGGTTCATACTGGAAGGATATAGCAAAGTACTGGAACACTACAGAAGAAGCAGCAAAAGGAACTAACTGTAGCAATTGTGTTGCATTTGATATATCTCCTAGAATGGAAGAATGTATGCCAGGTGTAACGTCTGATGAAGACGGAAAATTAGGTTACTGTTGGATGCATCATTTTAAATGTCATTCTGCAAGAAGCTGTAGAACATGGGCAAAAGGAGGTCCAATAGAAAAAGATAAAATCTCCCTAGACTGGCAAGAAAGAAATAAAAAGTAAATTATGATACAGATAAAAGATTTATTAGGGCTCCCTTCTTTAGGGTACCATGTAGACAATAACCTCACCTTACATGAGAATGTCTACCGATACTCTAGCGATAGCTTTATACAATTATTTGCTGAAGCAAGAGATGCTCATAGAGACGGTAAAATTCAACTTAACGAAGAAGACTTAAAGTTAATAGAAACAACAGATATTGGTCTATATGGATTATTTGAAGGAACAAAAGTACCTTTAGATTTACCTATGATAAATGAAGCTAATAAAATATCTGATGATAAGTTAATGAATTTAATTCCAAAGATGCCTAAAGGTTATATTGGTAAAAATACAGGAACTGGAAAATATACAATATCAACACCAGAAGGTGAAGATATAATTCTAACACAGAGTAGCGATAAGAAAAACTGGTCTTATGAGCCATCTAATGTTGCATTAAAAATACTAAATGAAGCTAAATACAAAGGTAAAGATGTACCTTTAAATAAACCTAAAAGAGGAGGTTCTAAAAAGTTCTTTGTCTACACTAAAAATAAAAAAGGAAATGTTGTTAAAGTGTCTTTTGGAGGAACAACAGGATTAAGCGTTAAAATAAAAGAACCAGGAGCAAGAGCTTCTTTTGCTGCAAGACATAAATGCGCTACTAAAAAAGATAAAACAAAACCAGGTTACTGGGCTTGTAATGTAGGACGGTATTGGAAATCATTAGGAGGAGCAAAGAACTTCTCTGGGTACTGGTAGAATAAAGTACAATAATGGATAACCCATATACAGAATATAATACGGAAGGTTACTTAGTACGAGAATTCTCCTGTGATACCGATTCATTTGAATATGTTTGGCATAGAGATAAGGAAGATAGAATAGTAGAATCAACTCACCCTACTGATTGGCAATTTCAATTTGACAATAAAATACCTCAAAGATTATCAGAAAATAAACTATTTATACCTAAAGAGACTTATCACCGATTAATTAAAGGAACAGGGGATCTTAAAGTAAAAATTTACAAACTATGAAACTAACAGACTTACTCTTAGAAATTGATTTTAACAAATACGATAAAGAATCAGATTTACTGGCTAAAGAATTAGATACAAATTTTGGAGGAAGCCCTTATGTAAGTATGGGAGATTATGCCGGCGGCAGAGAAGATAATGATCCATTAAAAGGAAAAGCATACGGTAAGGTTACTTTTAGAGTTAAAGATGAATTTGAACAAAGTGATTGGAACAAAATAATAAGCTTTATAAAAAGCAAAGGTTTGGAAATTACACAGGACAGTAACTACTATGAAAATGATCCCGGAGAACGAGAATATTTTCCAAGTGTAAAGTTCCACTTTAATCAAAAAGAAAGTTAAAAATAATGAAACTATCAAGAGTAATACTTGGTGAAATACTATACTACGATCCAGCATTTGAAAAAGTAACAGATCAATTAAGAGACAAAGGCGCTAAATATTTAGGCTCAGGAGATTACGGATCAGCTTACCTACTTAACGGAAGAGTTTACAAAGCTACAACAGATGAAGTAGAACTAGAACATGCAGCTATACTAAAAGGTAAGAAGACAAATAACTTTGCAAAAATATACGATGTAGAAGTAATAAATCCTAAACTAGGGATTATACAAATGGAGGTTCTAGGAGAATATAGAGGAGAAATACCTGAAGAGTGGGTCGAAGCACTTGAAAGAGAATCTAAAAGAATAGGCATAGACCCAGAAGAATTAGATATCAGACCATCAAATGTTATGGTAAATCAAAAAAATCATTTAAAATTAGTTGATATTTAGAATTATTTTTCTTATATTATAAGATAATAGTTACGGACAACTAAATGGATTATACTTTTTTACTAGGATCAATAGAGAATTTACTAGGTAAATCTCATAAGAGAGCGAGAGCAAATCATGCTTTCCATTGCCCCTTTTGCAATCACCGTAAGCCTAAATTAGAAATAAACATGGCTACTAATGAAAAAGGACATAACCCCTGGGAATGCTGGGTATGTCAGACAAAAGGTCGCACTATCCGTTCACTACTCAAACAACTTAATACACCTAAAGATCAAGCTGCACTTATACTGAAGTATTTACCTAAAGGTTCAGAAATAGAATATACAGGTACATCAATAGTTGAACTCCCTAAAGAGTATCAAAGATTAGATGAAGCAACCAACACATCAGTCGTAGCAAATTTAGTTAAAAAATACCTATATGACAGAGGCCTTACCGACAATGATTTTATTAAATATGGTATTGGATACTGCACAAGTGGAGAATATGGAGGAAGAGTTATTTTGCCGAGTTATTCTGGATCCAACAGGCTCAATTATTTTGTTGGAAGAAGTTTTGACGGCAACTATTTTAAGTACAAAAACCCGGAATCTTCCAAAGACATAATATTTTATGAGAACTTAATAAACTGGGATTGTCCTATTATACTATGTGAAGGAGTATTTGACGCTATAGCAATAAGAAGAAATGCTATACCTATCTTAGGTAAGAGTATATCCAATGAACTTTGGAGAAAAATATTAACAAGTAAATTAACAGACATCTACATAGCTCTAGATTTAGACGCTCAAGATGCAGCTTTAAAAATGGCTGAAAAATTCATAGCAGCAGGATTTAGAGTTTTTCTAATTGAACTACCAGGTAAAGATCCTTCAGAAATGGGATTTCAAGACTTTACTAAACTAGTACAGAACGCAATAGAATTAGATTTTTCTAAGATTATGTTGCAAAAATTAAATTTATGATAAAGCAAGGAATGAACATTCTTGAACAGAATGAAAAAAAAAGATTAGATTTTAACCCACAGTTAAAACAGATAAATTTCTTAGACCGTAGAGTCTATAAGAGAGGTGAAGGAGTATATTACCCGTCCGTAACAACTATACTCCAGTATATGCCCAAGAATAAATTCTTTGAGTCATGGCTTAAGGATGTTGGGCATAACGCCGATCTTATTATGAGAAGAGCAGGAAAACAAGGAACACAGGTACATGAAGCATGTTAACAGTTAGTTCTAGGGAAAGAAGTTTCTTGGATGGATGATTACGGTAATGCGAAGTACTCTCAAATAGTTTGGGAAATGATATTAAAGTTTGCAGACTTTTGGAGAACACACAAACCTGAACTGATATCTGCAGAAGACTTTGTATGGTCAGACGAACATAGATATGCAGGTACGGCAGATCTAGTAGTAAAGATGCACGGAGAAATATGGCTACTAGATATTAAAACATCAAACTCAGTACATAAGTCCTTCGACTTACAGCTTTCAGCCTATGCTAAAGGGTTAGAAGAAGCAAAAGGAATAAAGATACAGCGTACAGGTATAATCTGGTTAAAAGCTCATTCTAGAGGTCCATCTAAACAAAAAAACGTAATACAAGGAAAAGGGTGGAAAGTTTTACAGATAGATAAAATAGAAGAAAACTTTGAATTGTTTAAAATGATATATAAACTATACTCATTAGAGAACCCTAATACGGAACCTATTTATAATAGCTACCCTACAACTCTAAAATTATAATATATGAACAGATCATTACTTTTATTACTAGTATTATTATTATCAGGATGTGCTACTTTCCAAGTAAGTACTCTAAATCATGATCCTATTTACAGCATAGAAGGATCCGATGCAGAAATAACAGTAATAGATAATGAGTTTGAACTTCAACGATTACTCAGAACAGATTTTAACTTTAGATTTGATTTTGCACAATATGCTTTAAGACAGCCTAGATCGTTTGATTGGAACAATAGAATATTAGGTAATAGGTATAATTACTATAACCCTTATTACAGTAGAAGTCAAATGTGGAACGATTGGGTATGGGGATACAATTGGCATTCGCCTCATAGATGGTCACCATTTGGATATGACCGATGGGGGTATAACAACTATGGATACGGAATGGGTTGGTCGTATAGCTGGAATAATAGACGTTGGTCCTCTAACCAATGGGGTAATCCTTATGGTTGGAACAACTATTACGGTTGGAATACCGGTCATAATACATTTTATGGCAATAATTATAATAGAAGAACAAGTACATCCTACATTAACGGAAGAAGAGGGAGAGTAACACAAACAGTAGTAAATAGAAGAAGAACAACTAATAACAATAATAATGATCAAACTATCAGACTTAATACTAGAACGATCAGATCGACCGAAAGCAGTAATAATGGCGGGAGGAGCAGGATCAGGCAAAACATACCTTCTAAACCAGTTAGGGTTAGACAGCCTAGAACAATTCAACCCAGACAAGTACGTGGAGGACAAAGACCACCCGTACTACAACAAACTAGGACCAGCAGCCAATCAAACGTCAAAGGACGCAATGGCAGCAGCAGAAGAAAAAACTAGCTTTGTCTGGGATACTACTGCCTCTGGTGCAGGTTTCCAAAAAAACTTAGATAAACTACTTGCTTTAGGGTATGAAGTCTACATGGTTATGGTGTATGCTCATCCTATGATCTCATACGTATCTAATTTTATGGCTAGAGAAAGAAACATACCTGGAGACTCTGTTTTTGCAACCTGGAGAAATGTGTATGCTAAAATAGAAGATTTTAATGGACAATTAAAAGGTAATTTATCTATATTCGTTAGTGATAGAGGAGGAAAGTACAAAAAAGAAGTTGAAGGATTTGACAAAGCTGCTAAAAACGGCTTAAGTGGAGTAAAAGATTACTTACAAAAATTTAACGAAGATAATAACGTTGGAGGATCTTCATTCTTTGTACCAGTAGAAATGACACCTGAGGAAGAGCAGCAGTTTATAAAAGATGTTGGAAGTATAGATTGGAATAAAGACAATAGATCAGAAGATAAAGCAATCAAAAGTGCATTCTTAAAATCCTTTAGAAAGAATGGAGTTGGTCCAGGACAAGATAAACTTAGAGATGCAGTTAAGAAATACAGAGATAGTAGTGAGAAAAGGAAACAAAAGGCAGATGAAGTATTAGATAATATCGTAGATATGATATACAATCCAACATTTCAAGAAAAGCTGAAACACTCCTCAGTATCAGAAATAGATTCTAAAGTACAAGCATTTTTAGCATGATAGCACTATACCCAGGAGCATATAAACCACCTCATAGAGGACATTTTAATGTAGTAAAATCTTTACTAGACGGTTCATATAACGGTTCGATATATGACAAGGATAATTACAAAGAGACAGGTGCAAACTTACTTAAAGGAACAAGTAATAGCAAACCTAAAATTGATAAGGTAATAGTCTTTGTAGGAGCAGGAGAAAGAAACGGGATAACTAAAGAAGAGTCCATGTCAATATGGAAGGTATATTCAAAATACTTAGGGAATGTTGAAATACGTGATGGAGAATCAAATCCAATGTTTGCAGCTAAAGACTATGCACAAGCAAACCCTAAACAAGAATTTGTATCTGTAACAGGTATTAGAGGAGATAAAGATTTTGTAGACTTAAGAAGAATAACTACATTTAAAAACGCTCCAAATGTAAGTGGATTAGCTCTAGCAGCAGCACCAGGTTCAGGCATTAGAGCAACAGACTTTAGAAATACAATATTGTCTGGAAATTTAGATAAGGTTTTAGATTTCTTTCCAGAAGACCTTTCTAGAGAAGAAGTGCTAGGCATACTGACAGACTTAAAAGACAAAATAGTATCGGAAATATTAGCTAATAATATTGAAGGTTTTTTGACTAACTACTTTGTTACAGAAGAGATAAAAGATAAGAAGATTATATGCGATAAATGTGGATGGAGTTGGGATATAAAAGATGGAGGGGATGACTTATTTATATGCCATAAATGTGGACATAATAATAGCACGTTAAAAGAAAGTAATACAAAAACAGACATCAACACACTTTACAACTACTTAACCAGATTAGTACCAAACAATACAGAGATAGAATATAAAGGAGATCACTTAAGAGTTGGATTTAAACAAATCGCCGAAAATAAAAAAAATAAACTAGAATTAAAAGACTTTATAGCTTCACTAACCGAATACATGATAGACCAGGGGATGGAGATAACTCCTCTACCAGATGTAACTATTAAAAAAGATCAAGCAAATGCCTCAAACTTTTTTGGAAGAACAGCATATTATGACCCGAATAATAAAGAGATAGTACTTTATATATCCGGTAGACATGATAAAGACATAGTAAGGTCCTACTCACATGAAATGGTACATCATATGCAAAATCTAAAAGGAACTCTCCATAATATACAGACTCAAAATACAAACGAAGATAGTGATTTATTAGAGTTAGAAAAGGAAGCATACCTTTTAGGTAATATAACATTTAGGAATTGGGAAGACGGTTTAAAAAATAACTAACAAAAAAGTTGTTTCGGAACATAATATTTCGTATATTAAGGTATAATAGTATAAACTAAAAAAAGGTTATGAATACAAGTATAGTAGACTTATTAGAAGCACATCCACCAACTGTAGCAGAAAAAACCTCTAAGTATCAAATATACTGTGATATGGATGGAGTGTTAACAGATTTTGAAAGTAGGTTTCACGAAAAGTTAAATGAAGTAGGACCTAAGTACTACCCTCTAAAAGATATAAAGAAAGTAGTTAAGCCGAAAGACTTTGAAGCAATTTTCGGTATGTCTGAATTTTGGAAATTTATAGATCAAACAGTAGGAGTAGCATTCTGGGTGGGTATGGACTGGATGCCAAGAGGTAAGGAACTGTGGAGTTTTATATCTAAATATAATCCATCACTATTAACCTCACCATCTAGAGATAATACTTCTAGATTAGGTAAAAATCTATGGACTAAAAATAACCTTACACCAAAACCAAAAGTAATATTTGCATACTCAGCCAGTAAACAAAATTACGCTAACCCTTACGCTATACTTATTGATGATAAAAAATCTAACATAGAAGAATGGAGAGCTAAAGGAGGAATAGCATTCAGAGTAAAAGGTGGAGATATAACAGAAGCAATTAACGGACTAAAAGAATTAGGGTATGAGTAGTAATCTTAAAAAAGAATTTAAGCATTCAGATGTAGAAAGAATGCGTAATATCATAAAAAAAGATTATACCGGTAAGACCAAACTTCAATCAGGATATAAAAAAGTTTATAAGAAGTATAAAGAAGGAGATATCTGGGAAGAATCAGGCAAAAACTGGACAATAAAGAACGGTTTAAAGCAAAATATTACTAAACTAGACGCTGCTAAACAAGCAATTCAAGTTCCGCTCACTTGTCCAAAATGTGGAAAAGCAATAAAATCACATATTTCTAAAGAAGCTTACAAGGTAAATAAAATGTGCTTTGACTGCGTGATAGATTGGCAAGCAGAACTTAGAGAAAAAGGTATGTTAGAGGATTATTTAATGCATGCTAGAAAAGGAAACTTGAAGTACTACATAAATGAAATCGAAGCGCAATTAAAAGATACTTTAGAGCAAACGAATGATTATGTTACCGAACAGGGAGATATTGAAAACTGGAACAGCAGTAAACAAAAGGAAAAAGCTATAGTTACCGAAAAAGTTAACGAATACATAGACTACTTGAAAAAGAAGCTAAATTAACCTCTATTTATTAGATATACTTAAAAGCACTATATATCTAAAATAGCATGACACAAAAGCAACTACTAGAATCAGTACTAACTGAATTAGTACACATAAAAAAACACATGCCGAATGGAGAATTAAAATCCATGCAATCGGACATGAAAGCATTAAAAGAAGATGTATCAGACTTAAAGTTTACACTACTCAACCCAGAAGATGGAGTTATAGTTAAAACTAATCAAAACTCTCAGTTCCGTAGAAAAATGGAAATAGGAGAAAAAGAATTTAGTTCTAAGATGATTGAGTTAGAAGATTTAAAGAGATGGAAAGACAGCGTATCTAAAGCTCTTTGGATTATATTTGGAATTCTAGCAGGATTAGTAATGAAAGTGTTTGTAGAGTTTTTAAAGTTAAAGTAGCTTATGAAAGTACCATCTAATATAAAAGAAGTAGTAAAAGAGTCTTTAAGAGACTGGTTTAAGAAAGAGAAGTGGGTACGCATCTCTTCTTCTGGTAATATAGCTGGTGATTGTGGAACATCAAAGAATAAAAAGAATCCTGATAGATGCTTACCAAAAGCTAAGGCACAAAGTTTAACTAAGAACCAAAGAGCCGCTACCGCAGCTAAGAAAAAGAAAGCAGGAAGTAAAGGAAAGACAGTCGTGAAAAATACAAAGAAAGCAACAGTTAAGAAAGAAGGACTTTGGGCTAATATAAATGCTAAGAAAAAAGCAGGTAAAAAATCTTCCCATAAAAACTCTAATGCATATAAAGATGCAAAAAAAGCAGGTACATCTTTAGAAAAGACTAAAGAAGGTGTAACCAAAGAAGATATTAAAAATGCAATAGTAGGAACTATGTACGAATCTACTAATGAAAATACTATCATGGAAAAAGATGATAGATGTACTAGATTAGCTAAAAGTAAATATGACACCTGGCCATCAGCATACGCCTCCGGGGCAGTTGTCCGTTGTAGAAGAGGTGAAATATGGAAAAAAAAATAAAATGCCTGTAAAAATTAAACCAAGTTCTAAGAAGTATAAAAAGGATAAAAACGGTAAAATGTCCAATCAATGGGTCTGGGAACATTATACTGTTACTAATACATCTACGGTAGAACTAAAAAAGTACCTTACTAACCCATCGTACAAGAGAAAGAAAGCTGCAATAAAAAAAGAACTGATCAAAAGAAATGAAGAAATCTGAACTAACTAAGGTAATTAAAGAGGTACTAGAAGAAGGTCCTCATGATCCGGTTAAACCCGGTATACTTAAAAAACGTTTAGGTAACCTATCTTGTTCTAAAGTTAGAAAAGCAAAATCAGGTTTAAAAGACAAAGGAACTCACTATGCGAAAGCACTTCAAAGATATTTAAAC